GAGAAGATAAATTCTTGGGCTGCACGGTAGGCTTCACGACGTTGGGCTTCGTTGGCTGCGTCGGTGACGCTGCTGTCGATTTGTTTTTGTTGCCCAGACGCGCCCGAAGGGGGCGCGGATGGGTCTTGGTTCATTGCGTCTGATGCTTGGATGTTGGGTGCGTCGGGGTCGTAGTCGACTGCTTCTGCGACGGCTGCGTCAATGGCAGAGGCCATGGCGTCTGGTTGTGGGTGTTCGTTGCCAAGCAGGGCCAAGGCTTTTGTGCGATGGTCGCCCATCTGGAACGTCACTTTGTCGCGGACAGTACCTGGAGCGCCGCCCGCTGCTGCGTCGGATGAGCCATACATATTGGGTGCGCCTGCATTGATGATCGAATACAGGTCGAGGATGCCCATGCCTTCTTGATAGCCGTTTTGGCGGAGGTATCTGACGATAGCTCCGTTGGCTCCGAGTTGTGAGGTGAGGGCTGCGTCTGCGGATGAGAAGTCTGCGCCGTACTGTTCGGCTTGGGGTTCGCCAAATTGGATGAGGCCACGGTGCTGTCCCCACTTGGTGGTTGGGCCGACTTCCATGGGGTCGAAGGTGCCACCTGTCTCGTAGGAGATGACGGTTGCTAGGTCGACAGGGTCGGCGCCAAGGGCTGATGCTGTTTCGTTGATGAGGGAGGCGATGTCTCGGCCTTCCATGTTAGACGAGAAAGTCATTTCTTTTTCTTCTTGCCCCAGTTGTTCTTCATGTCCGCGTATGCTTTTGCGGACACGGTTGATCGCGACTTCGGCCTACTGGTTCCTGCCCTCTTGCGCTTGTTTATGTTGCGCACGAGGGACATTAGCGGCGGCCCATCTTCTGTGCCATGGCGTTGCGCATTGCTGCGAACTGGCGCTTTTGGGCGGGAGACATGCGTTCGAACATCATCTTCGCCTGCATACGTTGCTGTGGGCTTGGGGCTTGCATGCCTCCGCCGCCACGACGCATTGGTTTTTTACGACCCATCATTTGGACTTACTCCTTTTGTTGTTAGCCAAGACGCAGGGACATATGTCGTGCTGCATGTTGGCTGACTTGGTCTTGCGACCGACTGTTTTGACTTGACGTGACTTCATCGACGCATCGACCGTTGACGACCCAAGTAGACTGGGGTGCGGGATAGGGATGAACCGAACTGCGACGACACGTTCGAAGCATTTTGGAACTGGTTGCCGCCCATCACTGGTTGGTTGCGGCTAGATGTTGCAGATGTGCCGAAGACGACGCCTCTGTCTTTACGCATTCTTGCCATTGTGGCCTCCTAGTTTATCGCTTCTTCTTCTTGGTAGAGGAAGGCTTTTTGCGAACTGATTTTTTCATTCCACGCATCGTAAATCTCCTTGCGGTAGTTGATGTATGACATGTCCTCTGGTGAGAATGCGTCGTAGTAACTTGTGCGACGAAGTTTGTCAGACGCCTCCACCAGATGTTGCAATGATTGCACAAGAACTAGGGCGTAGTCGTCCTCAACGAGGCCATCGAACTCGGGTGTCATTACATTTTCGTCGCTGTCTGGGTGAAAGCCCATGAGCCAGACACCGAAATGGTTCTCATTGTGGTGGTCGATCCATGCTTGGAACTCGTCGGCTGTCATCTCGTCGTAGTCTACCCATGCGCAGATGTGTACGTTGGGAGCGAAGGGGTTGATGGCGAGCTTGATGTCGGTGATGACGTCGATGTCGTAGAGAACGTGAAGCATGACGTTTTGTCGCTCCCACGCCGCCCGTGCAAACGGGCAGGCGGGGAGGCCACCGAAGACTTCTAGTGGTGTCTCGATAACTTCGTTAGACCACTTGAAGATTTCATCTGCTATGTCTTTGGGGTCTGCCATCAGCACTTCCAACGTCTGCGTGCTGCGCAGATACGTTTCTCTGGCGTCTTGGAACAACTGATGTTGTGCATCTTCATCTGGCCAGCGGAGCGTGAGCAGTAGGATTTCTTGCGAGAACCGCCAGATGGTTGGGGGGCTTTGAGCTTGGAGCCGCACGCTTTGTTGTACTTGGCACGACCTTTTGCGGTCAGACCTGCGCCCTGAGAAGCAGGTTTCTTCTCTCCGCGCTTGACGGAAAGGGATACGTTACAGCGTTTCTTCTTCTTTGCAGCCATTATGTCCTCGCTTTCTTGAGGATTATGGCATCGAAGACGTTAGTGGTCGTCCTTTGTATAGCCGTTGAGGACGAGGTAACAGCGGTAGAGCTTGAGGAGATCGTCAAGTCTTAGGAGGCAGAGACTTTCGCCCGTCTTCATTCTGGATCGTCTGTTGACGACGACGGGCATGCACATGCTGTTCGTCTTTTGGATGTTGGTTTCTGCTTGCTTGAGTGCGTCGTGAAAGTTTAATCGCTCTACTCGTTTGGCTTCGACGAATAGTGCTGGCGTTCCGATCAAGTCTGCGGTGCCGTGCATCCCGACCTTTCCCCCGCCTGATAGGGGTGCGCGAGAACAGTTAAGTCCTGTTGCGTCGTTGATGTATGCTGCTAACTCTCTCTCATATGCGTCGCCCTTACGCTTATGCGCTTTGGTCATTCCGTATATCCCATTGTTTTCCTACAGCTACGACAGAAGTACCAGAACCGAGGACGCTCTTCTTCCTCCCCGCAAGACATACAGGGACGTGTCCATATTTTAGTTTTGTCGATTGTGCGAACCTGATACTTGGCTCCGTCAAATTCCTGAAGACCTTCTCGTACAAGTATTCTCTTCAGGGTGTCGACACAGCATCCAATACGCTTGGCCATGTCGTGGTAAGAGTGTTCGTGATGGTTATCTTTGAGCCAACTCAGGTCCGCGTCGGAGACGTGAACCATCTTTGGCATGATATTTCCTTGTCGCACAGTTGTTCATGGTGCAAATGTATAAGTAACACTACTAAAAATCAACACCCAAAGGTGTCAAAGGTGTTGACTTTCCCATCAGAAAAGTTAAAATCGTCGCGAGACGTTAGGCCGAGACAGGCACGGCAGTGCCTGCCTCGGTCGTGAAACGACAGCAACGTCGAGGTGACAAAGTCACACGCCTAGACGATTTTAATTCTGAGAAAACATGGCAACCAAGGAAGAAATAGCCGCAGATAAGCTACGTTACGAAGAGCTTATGCGGAAGAAACTTGTCGAGGAAAACCGTCGCAAGTATCCAGAAATAGCAGAGCTAGTTGATAGAGTTCGAGACCACTTCCCAGAGGCGAAGGTGACGTCAGTCCGCCACCTTACGCCAGAAGAAATAAAAGCTAGGAAGAAGTATCTCGAAGTTCGAGCCACTCACGGACCAACCGTAGAGGTCGATGCAGCTTATCGGAAATAGCAGGAGCAGACAGACCTTCTAGGGCCATGTCTTTTGCACGCTGCTTGGTGGACTTGCTACTCACGACGATCTTCTCGTCTGTTGTGTTGTGCGCCGCGTATCCAATCCATTGCACACGGTCATGCAGATCAGTCCACTCTCGGACTTTGCCGTACCTAATTTCCATCACCATATACAGACGATACTCTGGCGGCAGCTTGCTCTCCAGCAATGGCCAGACGGGGTTGTCATAGTTATTGTCGTACAGGCCAGCGTTTTGCTTCGCCGTCTCCTCATCCCTGAAGACTTGAGCCACCCTGATCTGCGTCTCCAAGACGGTCAACTGGTTGGTTGAGCCAGCTTCCCTGCCGACGCCACTCTCAGACGGCTTGTTGCTGTGGTGAATAAGGATAACAGCAAGACCAGAGTTTCGCAGCGTGACCGCCAGCTTGTTCACTTTGGCCCATTCGTCTGCCGAATTTTCTGCCATCCCTGGGTATGCAGAGCGGATGGTGTCGATCACGACGACGTCTGGGCCAGCGAACTTGATCCATTCCTGTAGATCGAGGAGACCTTCCCGCGTCTGCAAGTCGATCTCCCGTCCCTCGATGAATGGCGTCCAGATGTTCAGGCGGTCTTGAGTGTCGCCGTGTATCTGGCGCATCTCCATCAGACGTCTGGCAATCGTGGCCATACCCATTTCAAAGTCGAGGTAGAGAACTCGTGCAGGTCGACCGATCTCAAACGGTCCAAAGTATTTCCTTCCTGCGCATAACGCCGTTACAGCGTGCTGCACGAACAAGGATTTCCCATGCCCAGAATATCCGAAAACCTGCACGATTGTATTAGCAGGAAGCCACGGCTCTATCAAATAGGTTTTTGCGTCTGCTTCCTCTAAAAGTTGCTCCGCATCCCGCATCTGAATGAGCTTGCGTTTCTTGTTTTCTTCTTTCTTTGGGGCCAAGTCACGGCTGTATATGTACTGGCCTTTGTCGTCGAAGCGTTCGGGATGGTTACGACGTTCAGCCTGCTCCATAGACTGGACCGTCGCCTCGAACTCTCGCTCGTCTAGGCTCTCCTCAAAGAACTCATTCATAAAGGCGAAGCCACGCACGCGTAGCTCTGGCCCAAAGAAACCTTCCAGAATACTCTCGCTGATGTACCGCATCACACGCTCGTTGCGTCCATTGCCTGCACCAGTTGGTATCTTTTTGGTGGATGGGAAGTGTTCGATCACATACTTGGCGGTGCGATCCCATTCACTGATGAACTCGTCTGGATCAAGAGGATCAATCGAAGACAGGTCGAGCTTTGAGAAAGTGAAGTCTGCTGTAAGACGGTCTTCCTTCAGCGTCGGACGCCAGTCACGCCACATGGGCATCTCATCCCAGTCCATGTATGGCGGTATTATCCATTCATAGTTGTTGGATGGGGGAAGCAGCGCATAGCTGCCGTCCCCTCTGAAGTCTAGGCCATTGATCTTTGGCCAGTCCGCTCCTCTGCTGTTCACACCTGCCCGTGGGCCACGACGGATGCCATCTTTTGGGTGTTCAAAGTAAAGGTGAAGACCGCGCTTGGTCTTCACCCTGATTGGACTTTGCATTCCCGCTTCTTGGGATGCGTCCACGGCTTCTTCGTTGTCACAGTCGACCACGACGATGCCGCTTATCTCACCTGTGATGACTGCGATGTCATAGTCTGGCCACTTGGTCCACCAGTCTATGACTTCTTCTTCAGTCGGGTGCCTCTGTTGGAAATCTGCCCACTTTATTGCGGGTCTCTTGTCGCCCTTGATAGGGATAACGGCCCAGCCGCGATCCAAATACTCAAGTGCGGCCTCCAGTTTTGTCTTGGTCATCGTCCACCTCGTGAAAGTATAAGTCTAAGTCAATGTCAGGTTTGGCAGTTTTGATTTTCTCCAAGACTGAACTGGAAACGTAGTTACGTTTCACCCACCCATACGGGGCAGTGCGCACCACACCTGCTATCTTGGCCACTTCGGCTGCTCCTCCAAGATCACAGATCAACGCTTCAATGTTCAATCGTGCAGACAATTTATCTACTCCATGTTGTTGACACCTTGTATCATATATACTACACCTGTGGGTGTGACAAGACACCAAACGATTTTGTAGCTGGTGAGTTCACAGGAGGAGCATATGATCGAAAGCGATGAATGGGATGTCTTTGATAGCATAGGCAAGAAGACCCCCAAACCTTCCGAGCGAAGTAAAACACTGGAGGATTTAGCGAAGCAACACCTTGAGGTGTCTAATCAGCTAGAAGCTCTGACCATTCTCTTAGCCCAAGTCGAAACAGAAATTGCGTATGTCTTTCCAGAAGAGGCAGGCGAACTCGCAATGTCGACGGACAGCTTTGAGGTCGTCGTCAACCGCTCTGAGCGGTGGACGTGGGACAAGGAAGCATTGGAGAAAGCATTCTCTCAAGGTGACTTGCCCGATCACGTCAAGCGGTCGTTGACCGTAGACAAGCGGAAGTTCCTTAAACTTCCAACAAGCGAGCAGGAGAAGCTGAAATTTGCTCTCACTCGAAAGCTAGACAAACCGAAAATTAAGGTGATCCCACATGTTTAATTTCCCCAAGACGTCATCCATTACAAAGGATGGCCCCACAAAGGTGCTGCTCTACGCTCACCATGGGTACGGTAAAACGTACCAATGTCGGTACTATCAAAAGCGCTTTGGAAAGGGCTTGATTATCTCAGGCGAAAGCGGACTGAAGTCTGTCGAAGACGTCGACATCGACTACGTTCCATTCTCCTCATGGGATGGCAGCCACGATCCAGAGGGCGGCGTGTATTCTTACCGAGGTATCTGTAAGATGATTGCCACTGAAGATTTTCAGAAGGCAGGTTACAAATGGATCGCCATCGACAGCTTGACCGAACTGGCTGAACGCCTGATCGAACACCTAGAGGTCGAGCATAAGCATAACAACAACGGCTTTCAGCTATGGGCAGACTACTCACGGATGATGATCGGCACCCTGAAATGGATACGCGATCTGGACATGCACGTTTATGTCACCTGCCTTGCTGCTGAAGAGCAAGACGCAAACGATGTCACCCAGTATTGGCCATTTGTAAAAGGCCAGAAGGTGGCGAAGCAAATCCCTGCGTTGTTCGACCACGTCTTGTGCGGTGTGCGCACGACGGAAAAGAACGACCAAGGTATGCCCAAGGTTTCACGTTACGTCGTGACTGATGAGGCAAGCGGATGGCACGGCAAGGTTCGTGATCCCCGCCAACGTCTGAAGCCATATGAAAAGGTGGATGACGTAACTGAACTCCTGTCTCGCATGTCTATGCCAGACGACGAGTGGGAGAAATATCAATCGGCTCAATCTGACAAAAAGATAGGAGATGAAAAATGAGTTGGAGTGGTTTTGGAGACTTAGACCTTTCAAAGGTTGAGGAGAGCGAAGGCTCCCGTCGTCTGGACACAGGTAATTACACAGTAAAATGCACATCGGCGAAGGTCGAAAGCATCGGCGACAGCGCAAACAAACGCGTGGTCGCAGACTTCGAAGACGTCGATGGTGCGGGTGACATTCGAATGAACTTCAATGTCCACCATTCAAATGCGCAAGCTGTTGAGATCGGCTTGCGTCAGTTGAAGTCATTTCTGGTTGCGGGGGGCCACCCAAACCCTGACAAACCAGATGATGTTTCCACTTTGGTAGGTCTGAAGTGTCAGGTCTACATTGGCTTGGGCAAACCATGGCAAGACAGAGATGGAAACCAACGTCAGCAGACGGAGATTAAGAGCTTCAAACCGCTCGCTTCAGATAATGAAGGAAGCTCCGACAAGTCCTCTAAACCCACTAAGATGGACGACGAAATCCCGTTCTAATGACATATTGAGGGGGGCTTTGCCCCCCTCAACCTAACAAGAATAGGGCAAAGCAGTGCAGGTAAAGACAGCAGAAGAAGTCGTTTTCGCCATTGACGAAGGGTACGACAATGCCAAACGAGAAGAAAGAGCCAGAGAGTATATCGGCGCGTCCATCATCGGAAACGCATGCGACGCCGCAATCGCGTACAACTTACGCGGATTTCCTAATGTGGAGCCAGACCCTCGCCTCAAGCGAATATTCCAGTTGGGCCACAT